CGGAAGTATTAAGCCGCCACCCGTGAAGGTGGCGGCACCGTTTTGGACAATTTAATTCCCACAACCCCATGTGCTTATTTCGTAGCACGTACGGCCACCCTTATGGGGCAGCACCATTCCGTATTTATATTCCGGGGGGTCCCGGTCCACATTATCGCAAGTGGGACTTAGTTTAGGGACTTTTCTTCAGGGACGGTCCACGTCACATTCTACGTGACGAACTTAATATGGCGAGGAATCAACTGATCCTGACACCATAGTGTTGTGCTCTGGAAACACCCCAGAGCACATGTCGCTGTACTTCAGCGTCCTCTCAGAGTAGTATTTCTCCCAGGCAACTTGTGCGTCGGGCAGAATGCCAAAGGCTTTCCAGAACGAAAACCTAGCTTCCTGCGACACTTCCTTGTGCTTGTTTGACATACCCTCTCCAAGATACTCGAACCCACTCTTGCCTACGCAGTCTGAAAGCTTGCCCCGCCTTGCGGACCGTCCTAACATCTCGTAGAATGAGTGAAAGATCGGTAGTCCGCCGGCTAAGGCTAATCCACCATCTGATACTGCGCCGCGTAGTTTGTTCCACTCTTTTTCCGTATTGAACTTACGTACAGTGGTAACATCCTTTGCGATGGCAAGTGTTGGTTCGCGACACATTCTCCACACCTGCCCGTCAAAAACGGGCTGGGCTTGACAGAAATTTAATAGTTCGAAGTCACAGACTGGGGTTTCCAACTCAATGTAAAATCCCCATTCCACGAAAGATGGATGTAAAGAATCCATCTTCCACAGATCGTCTCGTTCAAGAATAACCAATCCGTCATCACCATTGTTGATGAAAGCACAGTCAAGATCGACTGACTTAGCCCATGTGTAGAACATGGAACACATGAGAATACAGTTCCCGAGCCCAGTGTTCATGTCGCCGCTGGCGCGACGACCTTTCACACTGTATTCGATCTTTCCGTCCGGGAGGTAGACACAGGCACGGTTCTTCAATTGCATCTTAAGCAACCTGCGGAGTGTTTGAGAACCAAACACCCCGTTGTAGAATCCATGCTCGTATCTGAGGAGTTCCTCCGAGACGTGCTGGTCAAATCGTTTTGCATCGATGCTGACTCCCACCGGATCACGAAACTTGTCCCACTTCATTTTCATAGCTTCAGCCTGAGACTGTGAGTTCAGGCCTTTGAAAATTACAGGGAGACAACGTCGTTGACCGGAGGGTCTTTCTCGTTGTAAACGCGGGCGACTGCCACGCAAAGCGGTTTTTCAACCGGCTTCACGTATTCCCCTAGAGCCCCTGCATAGATCGGATCGCGCTGCGAAATCACCCTTTGCACTGGATCTGGTTTGGCGGACTTGTTGGTCTTCTCAAGTTTGCCGAACGGCTTGATCCTAGCGTGTTTGGGGGTGACTCCGGTGATTTCTCGTTTCTCTGCGGCCTTCCGGTAACGTTCTCTCAGGATTCGACGATCATATGAGGACAGAAATTCATCTGTGGTCATTTTCTTGACACGTCTAACCGTTTTGAGCACCTTATCACGAAAAGGTTTCAGTTTGTCGATCGATCCCGGTGTGGGTTGGAATGGTTGAACATACCCCTCGCCATAGTTGACGAGGAAAATCCTTTCCACAACACCGCGCAATAGATTTTGCATGGACTTGGCGTGCATCGTAATGTTCTGCGGCGCTGGACCGGAATCCAGCGTCAGGAACACATCCAACGCACGTCTAGGTACCCCTGAGAGAGTGGCACGTACCTCCCCATCAACGAAAACTCGATTGTAGCTGTTGCTGTCACCAAAGACAGGCTCACCAGCCACGGTTGAATTTCCAGGATGGGAAACCACTCTCCCGGGGCACCCCTAGGTTCTCGTGGACGACCTCGGTGCAGGTCGCCCACCCAGGCTTCTCACCAATCGATTGTACAGACGATCAGTGAGTCCCGGAGGAACTGTTGAATTACCCAAGTAGGCTTCAGTGGTTGTTAATCTCTCGAA